GTGGCTGGTGGTGCGGATCGTGGCGGGCGTGGTGCAGGTAATCGGGGGCTGAGATGGGCAAGGCGACAAGGGCAAGGCGGGACGTGCAGGTTCTGGGGCCGACGCCGGAGCGGGCGGCGAAGGGCGCGTTCAAGCTCGTGGACGTGGAGCTGGAGAATCATCAGGATCGGCGGGCGAAGGCTTACCGAGACTTTGCATCCTCGACCATCGACCGCTGGCGCAAGAACCGACTCATCACTGAGAGCCAGTACAAGGCGTGCGATTACTTCCGCGAGGTCTACCAGGCGTCGGGTCTGCTGAGCCGGGTCACGAGCGCATATGAGGGGCGGTCGACGGTCACGGCACGCGGCTTTGGACCGGGCAACACACAGCGCCAGTGCGAGGCTGTGAGCGAACTGCAGCACTGGTTGGGCAAGGACGGGAAACCGGGTCGCCTGCCGGCGAAGTATGCCGACGTGTTCGTCAACGTCGTGGTGTTCGACATGAGTACGGGCGAGGCCGGGTCGCTGGCGGGTTACACCAGCGCCCGGGCAGAGGATCGGGCGAAGCTTTTTGTGGAATTTTGTGCCGATGTGATTGCGATGGATAGGCGGTTTTAGCTGTCTGCCTCTTCGCGGTACTGCCCTGCTTCACACCAGAATAAGACGCCGCCTGAATCGCCGTCGTTCAACGCAAGCAGATTGCGGTTCAGTAAGTCGGCCGCCATCGTGCAGTTTCCAAAGTTATACTCGCCCGGTTCGTTGACATCGAACGTAGCCCAATGGATGCGCATTGATCTGTCCAGAGATGAATTCCGATAGAGCGTGTAAGTTTCTCCGGCGGGCTTTTTCGGCTCATCGGAGCAGCCTGCCAACATGGAGAGAAGCGCTACAATCGGAACGAATTTGAAAGCTAGGACCTTGCTCATCATCTCTGTTTTCTCTTGCTAAGAATAGGCTCGAATCTGAAGACCAAATTGCACTTAGCAATTAACAAAACGTTCACTTGAACGATTGACCGCCCGAGGGCTTCGCGGTAAATATCACCACAATCCAATTGCTGCGCCTCGGCCTCACCGTAAGGCGCGCTAAGACGAAGCCAGCCGCACGCTATACAGCCTGCGGCTTTTTTTATGAGTCATCGATGCAAGGTTTGAACGACGCCGTATTTCGGCGCCTGAAGGACGCTATTCGCTCGGTGGATGGCGTCAAGTTCCCGGTGGGCCGCTCATTTGCCAAGGTGGATGCCAAAGACGTTGCCCTGCTAAGCCAATATCGGTGGCGCAAGCAAGGCCGCTACGCTGCCACGAGGCTGCCCGATGGCTCACTCTTGCTTATGCACCGGCTGCTCTTGAGCCCGCCGGGCGATATGCTGGTTGACCATATCGATGGCGATGGACTCAACAACTGCCGCCATAATTTGCGCGTCTGCACCAATTCAGAGAACATGAAAAACAGAAAGTCGTCAGGCGGTGTCTCGCGCTTCAAAGGGGTATGGCGCGACGGCGATAGATGGCGCGCGACCATCCGGGTCAACGGCAAGAAGATTTGCTTGGGAACCCATCCGACTGAGGAGCGTGCCGCTCGTCGGTATGATGCGGCTGCGAGGCGCTGGCATGGAGAGTTTGCCAAGACCAACAGGGACCTTGGCCTTTTCTACAGGGGCGCTCATTCAGCGTAAGGAGGCGGCATGAGCCGGCACCTCTATCGCCCGGGCCACCAGCGTCAGCCAGTCGAGAGACTGAGAGGGCGCAAGGGGCAGGAGCAGAGGCTGCGGCGGCTGAAGGCCCACGGTGTGACGTGCTCACGGTGCGGACGCATCGGCACGTGGGAGAGCAAGCAGGCAACGGATGCGCTGCCGCTGCTGGTGATTGACCACATCGTCCCGCTGGCCCTTGGCGGCACGGACGAGGACAGCAACACGCGGGTGCTCTGTGAGCCCTGCCACCGAGACGCGACGGCCGAGCAGTTCGGGCACCGCAAGCGGATCGGCTGCGACGAGGATGGCTGGCCGGTCGGCGACCACCCCTGGAGCCGGTGACGGCCGGGCCGGACGGCCCGCCGGGCGCGGCAGGGGCGACGAGGCGCAAGAATATTGCGCGTTAACCAAATATCGTCGCGCGTTAACCATTTGGGCGGGGGGGGTGTCGAAAGTCTGGGCCGATCCGGCCGGACACCGCCCCCCTCTCGAATCTCAACGCTAATACAGGAATTTTTCGGCATGAAACGTCGTCAGCGCATCGACAGCGCCACGGCGGCGGTGAAGGTCATGGCGGGCGCGGCCAAGGGCGAGCTCCTGCCGCCCGAGCACAATCCGCTGCCGGAGGGCGCACTGCCGTTCTGGCGCGCCATCGTGCGCGGGCGCGCGCGCGAGGAGTGGGAAGAGACGCCGGCGTTGCTGTCGACGGCAGCCAGCCTTGCCTGGACGCAGTGGCAGATCGCGCAGGCCCGCGGCTACATCGATGGTTCGGTGCCGATTCCGGATGGGCTTCGGGCTGCTGCCATCCTCTCGCAGCTCAACGAAATGCAAAGGCTCGAAATGTCGTACCTGCGCACGCTGCAGCAGCACGGGCGAGGCGCGCAGGGCGAAGCGCGGGATGCCAGCAAGAGGCGGGCAGCAGCCAAGGCCATCGAGGACAACAACCCGTTGGGCGATGACCTTCTGGCGAGGCCGAACGCAGTCAACTGATGGCGTTGCGCTTGCGGCACTGCTTGGTAGGGTGAGGCATGCCTGCTCCCCTTGATGTCACCGGCCAGCGGTATGGTCGTTTAGTTGCTGAGTTCCCAATTGGCTCGGATGGTATCAATCGGGTCTGGCGATTCCGCTGCGACTGCGGGGCGTCTGTCAATGCCCGGCTAGCCCCCGTTCGCTTCGGCGGCCGCAAATCTTGCGGTTGTTTGCGGCGCGACGTGGCGGCAACCCGGAAAGGTATCGACCTGACGGGGCAGCGATTTGACCGGCTTCAGGTAATGCGGAAGGCGTCTCCCGACAAGCACGGGAACGTACGGTGGGAATGCGCCTGCGATTGCGGCGGGAAGGCGCTGGCGAAGACGGCAGCGTTGCGGAAGGGTGGCAAGCGCTCGTGCGGCTGTATCCGGCGAGAGATGATGGCTGCGCTAGGTCGCAGCAGTAAGAAGGACAACCCTGTTTCGAAAACGCCAGAATATAGGCGTGCACTGAAGAAGAAGATCATGTCGAGGCCTGAGCGGCTTATGCAGGCGCGGATTAGCCGCCTGTTTAGGCACGCGCTGGCGAGTGTCAACGCACTGAAGACGAGCGCGACATTTGATCAGCTCGGCTATACGCCAGCTGACTTGGTGGTCCACATTGAGCGCCAATTCGTGCCGGGCATGGGTTGGCATAATGCGGCCGAGTGGCAGATTGACCACATCGTCCCCGCTAGTACGGCGGCGACAGTAGAAGATGTGATTGCGCTCAACCAGCTGCCTAATCTGAGGCCGATGTGGGCGCGCGAAAACAACCGAAAAAAGAACAGGCGAGAGCACCTGCTGTAAGGCCGCTCACGCGCGGTGAGCGCGTCATAGCCTTCATTGAAAAATGGTGTCGCGTTCCTGAAGGGAAGCTGGTCGGCAAGCCCATGCGGCTGGAGGCCTTCCAGAAGAAGTTCATCAAGGAGGTTTACGACAACCCGGCCGGCACGCGTCTGGGCATCCTGTCGATCGCACGCAAGAACGGCAAGTCAGGCCTGATCGCCGCGATCCTGCTGGCCCACCTGGTGGGGCCGGAGGCTCGCCTCAACAGCCAGATCGTGAGCGGTGCGCGCAGCCGGGACCAGGCGGCGCTGGTGTTCAATCTGGCCCGCAAGATGGTGGCGCTGTCTTCCGAACTGTCTCAGCTGGTGCGGGTCGTGCCGTCCGGCAAGACGCTGATCGGTCTGGCCATGAACGTCGAGTATCGGGCGATGGCGGCGGAGGCCGGCACGGCGCACGGCCTGTCACCTGTGCTCGCCATCATCGACGAGATGGGGCAGGTCAAGGGCGAGTACGACGCGTTCATCGAGGCGATCGAGACGGCGCAGGGCGCTTATGACGATGCGCTGGAGCTGGTGATTTCCACGCAGGCTCCGACGGACGCCGATCTGCTGTCCATCCGCATCGATGACGCCAAGCGGTCCGGTGACCCGACAGTCGTCTGTCACGTATACGAGGCCCCGAAAGACTGCGACCTGCAGGACCCCAAGGCTTGGAAGGCGGCGAACCCGGCGCTGGGCACATTCCGCTCAGAGATCGAGATCCGGAACAAGGCGGCTGAGGCGGCTCGCATGCCGTCGGTCGAGAACAGCTTCCGCAACCTGTACCTGAACCAGCGCGTGATGCGGTTCTCGCCGTTCCTTGCGCCGGGGGTGTGGAAGGCGTGCAGTGGCCCGGCTGAGGATGCGGCTTTCGCGGGCGATGTGTTCGGTGCGCTCGACCTGTCACAGACGACGGACCTCACGGCCCTGGTGCTGATCGCCAAGCTGGCGGGCCTCTGGCATGTGCGGCCGTACTTCTGGACGCCTGCCGACACGCTGCTGGATCGGGCCAAGCGAGACCGGGTGCCATACGATGCCTGGGTGCGTGACGGCTGGCTGAGAACGACGCCGGGCAAGGCGATCGATTACGAGC